GAATACGAAGCTTGAGAAACTATTTAATAGGCGCGAAATTTTTGAGAAATATTATAAGGACGGGAAGATTACCAATCCGCTTGGTAGAACGATTAAGGTGGGGGAAGAGAAGGCACTGAACTACTTGGTTCAAAGCACATTCAACGATATTTTTCTCCACAATATCGCAAAACTTTCAGACAATATGAAACAATGGGGAATGAAATCGAATGTCGCATTTGTGATTCACGATTCGGTAGTGCTTGATTTTGATGCGAGGGAAAAAGACAAGATCGAAAAGATTAAAAAGATCCTCTCCACATACGATGGCTGTGATTTTGGTCTTCACATGAACATTGGCAAAAACTATGGCGACATGAGAGAAGTTGAATGAAGAGCGTCATCACAATAGGAACACCAGCAGTTCATTTTGGAAACTTCTTGGAAAGTTATCCTGAGTATACACTTTATTCTTTTAATCACACTCATGCAGAATTTAAGGTTCCTATATTTTCAGATGTTAAAAGATATGAAGAATCGTTAAAGGGGTTGAAAAAATATCTTTCGACTGTAGCTGAAGATGTGGTCTGTGTTGTATCTGGTGGCGAGGTTGTTGCCTTAACCGCTCTGCAAATTTTGAAGACGGTAAAAAACAAAAACATTGATATCATTTATTTACAGCCTCCACTTGACATTCTTAATAAAACTGGTATTATGGTACATAACTTGGTACACGGGGTGCTTCAAGAGATGACGCGCTCGCATGTATTTAAAAGGTTTTATTTGTTTGATCTAAAGTTGATAAAAAAGGTTACACCCAACGCCATTTTAAGCGAGGTTCCAAAAAAGACCGCCGCGATGTGCGCTCAACATTATCATACTTATAATTGGCTTTCTTCTCAAGACAGCGTATTTGGGGTGAACGAAGACAAAATCGAAAATGCGACAATTTCTGCGCTTTCATATTGCGATTTTGACTTGACAAATATTACAGACCTTGGTACTCTAGGGTTTATTAGAGAACAGGAGGTGTTTTACGGGATTTCAGAGAAAAAAATTGAAGAAGATACAGAACTTTATGATAAAGTAATGAAAAGCTTCAAGGACTTTAAAAAGGAAGATGTGAGGGCTTCCTTTAACGTGTACAGCGTTCCCTTTGAAAACGATGTGGTTTACATCAAGAATTCAACGACGGCTGTACAAAATAAAATTTTGAAAGAAACCCTTGACAAAGCAGGGGAAACGTAGTAATATAGAGTATATTACATAGCAAGCTTATAGCAAAAAGGAGAAAAATACTATGGCAATTGATTTTAGCAAAATGAAAGCAAAACTGGACGCTCTTGAGGGCAAGAGCAGCGGAAAGAATAACAACGTGTTTTGGAAGCCCCAAGTGGGTACTCACAACATTCGCATCCTTCCAGCGGAAGACGGAGATCCTGTCAAGGAGCTTCATTTTCACTATAACGTGGAAAGGGGTGGGGTGATGTGTCCAAAGCGCAACTTTGGTGATGCGTGTCCCATCTGTGAGTTCGCAACTTCGCTTTACCGCGAGGGAACGCCTGACAGTCAGGACCAAGCCAAGAGGTTGTTTGTGACGCAGCGTTACTATGCTCCATCGATCATTCGTGGTCAGGAAGAGCGTGGTCCAGTTCTGTGGTCTTTCCCAAAGTCGGCTTACAAGGCAATCATTGAGACGATTCTTGACGAGGATTACGGTGATGTCACCGATCCGAAGAAGGGATTCGACCTCAAGGTTACCTACGTTAGTAAGAACTTTGGTTCTGGCGATCGGGTTGTGTTTGACAGCCTGCAAGCTCGTCCAAAGCCCACCGCACTGTCTGGCGAAGATAGCACCAGTGCTGAGTGGATGGGTCATGAGATTGATGTTTACAAGATTTTCGACCGTAAGACCCCAGACGAGGTCCAGAAGATCCTTGACACTTTTCTGATGCCCGAAGGCGGTCAGGATACCGTTAAGTATGGGGGCGATAAGTCCGCACCCCAGAAGTCTGCGGTTGATGCCGCGTTCGCTGCAATCGGTGTTTAGTTAGCCGGTCTTGGAGGGGGGCGCAAGCCCCCCTCCTTTTTTACATGGAGAAACAATGGCACGCAAGCAAAAAGTTGCGAAAGCTGGCAAGCTTTCTTTAAAAGATATGCAAAAACTTATAAACAAACGTGCAGGCATGGAAGTCGCTTTCGATTTGCAAGATGACAACCCTACGCTTGTAAAGGAGTGGATTCCTACCGGGTCGCGTTGGTTGGATTCTATCATCTGTCGAGGAAAGTACGCTGGCATTCCCGCAGGAAAGATTGTAGAGATTGCTGGGCTACAAGCCACTGGTAAATCTTATATGGCAGCACAGGTTGCTGCAAACGCCCAACCTATGGGCTACGATGTTATTTATTTTGATTCAGAGTCTGCGATTGATCCGAGCTTCTTGGAGAACGCTGGCTGTGATTTGTCGAACTTGCTTTATGTTCAAGCAACATCGGTAGAGTTTGTATTAGAAACTATCGAAGATCTTTTGGTAAACAACGAAAATAAAATGTTGTTCATCTGGGATTCTCTGGCTTTGACCCCAAGCAACTCTGATGTGGAGGGCGACTTCAATCCCCTCTCGTCTATGGCGGTCAAGCCGCGCATTTTGTCAAAGGGCTTGTCTAAGCTGACAGTTCCCATTGCTAACAGCGGTTCGATCCTCTTGGTTCTTAATCAACTTAAGACAAATATTTCAATGAATGTTGCGGAGGCTTTGACAACTCCTTATTTCACACCGGGGGGTAAAGCTCTTGCTTATGCCTATTCTCTTCGCATCTGGTTGACAAGGCGCAAAGCAAAAAACGCATTCATCGAGAATGATGCAGGCTTTCGTATTGGCTCAGAAGTAAAAATAAAACTAGAAAAATCCCGTTTCGGAACAGAGGGAAGAACGTGTAAATTTCAAATCATTTGGGGCGAAGCAGTCCCACGCATCATGGATAAAGAAAGTTGGATGGACGCCATTAAGGGTTCGGAACAATTAAAATCAGGGGGTGCTTGGTGGACTCTTACGTTTGATGACGGAAGTGAAAAGAAGTTTCAAGCCTCAAATTGGCTAGAGATGCTAGAAGACAAGGCTTTCCAAGATCAAGTCTTTAGGATTATGGATCGCGAACTTATCCAAAAGTTTGATGAACAGACGGGCAACGCTTCCGATTTTTATGGAGATACCGACGATGATGAATAAAGCAGATGGTCTTAGAAGTTTTGGAATCTCCGTTAAAAGTTATAGAGAAAATGAGGATGGTTCCGTGGATATGCAAGTGGATCTAACCGAAAAATTTAAAAGCTGGTTCATGTATATGAATCACTTAGAAAAGTGGAACGAAGAGTATTTTAAAAAATGGTTTCTAAAAACACTAGGTGACTATATCGGAGAAAGTCCAAATGAATAGGATGATGATTATCGATGGAAACAATGCTTTTCTCAGAAACTACGTTGTTGATCCTTCTCTTTCTACCAACGGCGAACCTATCGGCGGCTGCAAGGGTTTTTTCAAATCTCTACAAAAGCAGTGTCGCATTCTTAAACCGGACTTCGTTGTTGTAGTGTGGGACGGAGAAGGCGGCTCGCTCAAGCGGAGATCACAAAATAAAAACTATAAGGAAGGTCGCAAGCCTGTGCGCTTCAACCGTCCGAACACTTTTATGAGTGACAAGCAACAAGTTCATAACCGATCGTGGCAAATGGGGCGAGTGTTTGAATACTTGAACGAACTACCAATCGCCCAACTTATTTCAGAAAACGTAGAAGCAGACGACCTCGTGGGCTACATTGTCTCTCGTTTCTCCAATGTGGAAAAGATTATTGTATCCTCAGATAAAGATTTTTTTCAACTGTGTGATGACAAGACGATTGTTTATCGACCCATTCAAGACAAGATGGTGACAAAGAAAACCATCTTAGAAGAATACAAGATTCACCCACGCAACTTTGCTCTGGCACGCGCCATCACTGGCGACAAGTCAGACAACTTAGAGGGTGTTCCCCGCGCAGGATTGAAAACAGTCGCCTCGCGCTTTCCAGAGTTGGCAGATGATCGAGACATTTTTATTAATGAGGTTATTCAATTGTGCGAAACTGCTGATAAAAAAATGAAGATCCATCACAACATTGTGGAATACAAAGATCGAGTCAGCCAAAATTATAAAATGATGCAACTCTATGCTCCATCTATTTCCACCAGAACCAAAGCAAAGATTGATTGGAGTATCAAAGACTGTTGTACCGATTTCAATCTCACAAAAGTGAAGGGGATGATGTTGGAAGACGGCTTTGGTGAATATAATTTTGGTCTCTTGTGGGCTACGATGCGAAATATTTCCTTGCAATCGCGGTAAAACTATAGTAGAATAGAGGAAACGCGGAGGGAAAATGAAAGGGAACGAGTTCGAAATGGAGAACTTTTCTAAGTTTGGGAAGAACTTTCAAGAAAAGTTGGTCCACTGTATGTTTTATGATCGGTCATTCTTTGATCAGATGACAGATGTTTTTGATATTTATTTTTTAGAGTTGAAGTATCTTCGACTTTTTTATTCACGTCTTGCGGAGTATCGTAAGACTTATGAGAAACATCCATCTGTGGACATCATGGCATCGGTCATCAAGACCGAGCTTGAAGAAGAATCCGAGGTGGTGAGGAAGCAAGTCAAGGATTATTTTGCACGCATCGCAGTTACTGAACTGGTTGAGGATGTGGAATACGTCAAAGCCACGGCACTTGATTTTTGTAAGAAGCAAAAATTAAAAGAAGCGATTATGAAGTCGGTCGGACTTCTTAAGACTTCGTCATTTGACGAGATCAAAGAAGTGATTGACGGAGCGATGAAGCTTGGGTTGGATAATAATCACGGCTATGATTATCTACTTGACTTCGAAGAGCGCTTTCTGTTGAAGTCTCGTAATCCTATGGCTACAGGCTGGAAGACTATTGATGATATTATTAAGGGCGGTCTGGGTCGCGGCGAGCTTGGTGTTGTGATTGCTCCAACTGGCGCAGGCAAATCAATGGCTTTGGTTCATCTAGGCGCACAAGCCATCAAGGCTGGCAAAAATGTGGTTTACTATACGCTAGAGCTTCTGGATACAATGGTCGCCGCACGGTTTGATAGTTGTATCACGGGAGTGAAGCTTCAGGATCTCACTAAGTTCAAAGATTTGATTTATGATGATGTAAAAGAACTGAAAGGTC